TCACTCCGTATCAGTTTCATCTTTTGCACTCACAGAATGCTGGAATTTATAGATTAGTCCATGTGACGAGTCAACGAGTGTTGCTGCAACCACCCGTCCCCCGAGGAACCGGTCTGGCGTTCCTGGCTCAACCATGTAGATTTCAGTGATATAGGTTTCTTCACTGAAGTCTCCTTCTTCAATCTCTGCGGTCCATTCGATGTTTCCACCGTCATTTGTAGCGGAAGTCACAGCTTTTCTAATGACTTCATTCACCGGAGAGGTTGTACCCTCTGTGGCGGTTCCGGTCCCAAACGCCATGTGTGTGAAATTGTCTTTTACAAGCTCTGCAATTCGAGTGATTCCATCGGGGATTACCCATTCATCTGTCAATTTAATCTCCTCCTGTCGGGGTCAGTGTTCCGGGTTCAGCTGAGTGAATTTCACACGGGTTCCCGTACATGTCTGCTCCATATTCTCCAATTCCGTACCTATGATCAGAACTTACAACACTGAGTTGGTTTCCTGGCCTTGCAGAGTGTTCTTCATATGATATGGTCAGCACTATCGTTGTCTCGTCGGCCAAGAACGCTACCCCGGCCGCCTTGGCCGCGACGATATTGTCCACAAGGATCTCGAAGCTGAAGGCCTTCTGGTTAGGGCTTGACATCTCGATAGAAAATGAAGTGTTTCCATCCTCGTGGATGACTATATCCTCCACAGGCACCCCGGTTATCGAAGATACGACATTCTTGATATCTGCAATGGTCCCGTTTGATCGCCGGAACACTGCAGTCGCGGCTATCAAGGCTCTAAAATCATTATCCGAAAGGCCGTCCCTTTCGAGCTCAAGCAGTTCTGCCAGGCTATTAAGACTCGCCCCGGAGGCCAGCTCTATGTTGTGGGCCTGCACAAGGTCCTCAATGACGGTCGCAACTTCGTCCATCTCATCGGCCTGGACTTTAATGATCTTGTAATTATTGCTCTCCTTGTCCTGTCGGAAGGCGGAAGAGAGTCTCCGGATTATGTCGGTTGCTCTGTCGTCGGTCATGTTACTGTCACCGTCACAGTGTCCTCCTCGGCTCTCTTGTCTTCATCCACCGCAACCGTCTCACCTATTGCATCAGCAGTACTCGTCCCGTCAGTGATCGAAAGAGAGGAGATATTCGTTACGTAGCTGCAGCTGGCAATAACAAGGAGCAGATCATAGTATGCAAGGTCCTCACCGATTTCCTTCGCTGAAAGCCACTCGGAGATCGCAGCAGAGACCTGAGTCTGAACATCTGATTCGGTGGCATCGGCTGTTTTTACAACAGTGACCGTCACGTCGATGCCCACTGCAGTTGCATAATCCCAGGTTACAGCGATCCCACAGGGCCGGGTCTCTGCAATCGCAGCTGTGATCTCACCAGAGTCTCCCCCAGCAACTGAAATGTCAACAGTGTGCAGGTCTGTATCTTCGACAATGTTCACGTCAGTCACACCATCAAGAGCCAGAAGGGCAGACTCCAGAGCGGCAACTGTGCCCTTGGCAGTAGGCTTCATCGTCATAGCCCTGATCCTGAGTTCTGAATCGGTCTCTGCGTCTCCTCCCCCGGTCATAGCGGAAGCGTTAATGATAGAATCGATCTCCGATATCGAACTGAGAAGAGCACTTATGGAGCCTCCAGAGACATTCCCATCGACCCCTTTTTCCTGGGCGATGACAGGAATGTCTACAGAAGTCCCTTCTTCAAGAAGTGTTCCTTCTTCAGAAGTTTCAAAAAGGATCGACTCGTCCTCGGTTCCGACCACAGTCCCTTCCGGAATAGTGATATCAGCACCGGCAGCTTCATCGACACTGAAGGTGACAATGCCGGTCGCATAGGTGGCCTCACTGCGTTTCAGACCAATAAGTGCAACAACACGGTCCAGACTCTGCCCCTCGGCCGAAGATATGAATCCGGAATAATATGCTCCTTCAAGTTCCTGCCAAAGACCAGTCATCTCTACTGCGAGCGACCGCAGCTCCTGCCCGAGTTTGGTTCCGACCGAGAGGTCCATATCGTAGCCGAATATCTCCTTGGCGTTATCCATCAGAGACTCAAGGATCTCGTCATAGGTTTTCGTACGAAATCCCGTTGAAATCACTCCAAAGACCGTCATAATGTAATCTCCAAATCAATACTGGCCCCATCGGTAAGAATCACAGTCAACGCGATATTTGCAATTCTTCCGTCTTTGGATATCTGCAGGTCACGTACTTCAGAGACACCCGGATGTTGTAGGATAGCAGCCTGAATTGCAGAGTTTATCAGTTTGGTATTGGGGTTATGAAACCCAGAGAGGTCCTCAGTACCAAACGAGGTGTCAAAAGGAAAGGATCCTTTTACCGACCGGAGGAGAACCCGCAAGTCCTGGACAATTTTATCCTGCCCGTTCACCGTCTTGATTCTCCCTGCAGTATCAAGGACAGTGTCTCCGGTATCGTCTATCTCTAAGGCTTCGCTCATCTAAATGATTGTTTCCGGAGCAGCGATATAAAAAAAAGTCAAAGGATGGAGGACATAAAGTTATGTCCTTTTTTTCATAAACACAAAATGGATCTCAATGCGTTTATGATCAGGCTAATCTGAATTTACAAAATTCTGATTTGAAACAACAATACCTGAAAAGGAGTGCGGGCCGTCCTCAGATATATCGCCTGCTCTGCAGACCGGGATCCCGTTTATTTTCCAGACTGTAGAACACGGTGAGAGGTTGCCGGCATAACCACTCGTACAATGGCACAGGAACTCTTCCCCTTTTGTCATAATCAGTTTGCCATTAATCTTTGCAAAGGTCTGCTGAGTTACAGGCGTTATCGGTTTGGGACCTCCTCCGGACGGAGGGGTGTGTGCATCGGACGCAGTATCTACATCTCCTTCAACAGCGACAAGACTCATAATTCATAGCCCTCATTCATGTCCAAAACTTCAAACGACTTTGCAACAATTTTAATTTCTCCATCGCCGTGAAACTTCATACCCGATCCTGACGAGGTCTTGATTACAATCTCCCCCTCCTGCAGCTGATAGGGGATATCAGAAGCTTGGGAGAAAAGCCCTGGGATGGCCACAGCATTGTTCACTGAGAACCTGAGGTTCTCGTTCACTTCGCAGGCCTCTTTGTCCTTTAGGAGTTTTTTTACATCCCACTTCGTAAATATCAGGAGAACGAGATCTCCTTCGGCCAGAGACCAGAGCATTGATCCGGCAGAAGAAGAGGGATATGCAACAGGAACCTTGGGGAGGAGGACCTCGGACTTGTTTTTGAGTCTGATATCTGCGGTTAGGGAATCAGGATAAAATGTATCTACTATCCCTACAGCAGCGGTTGAAAGTTTACCTATTTCAGATTGGATGAGGTCCAGGGTTTTCTTGGCGATCGTCATGGCCGTGCAACCTCCATAGTCGTTTTGAAATTGTTCCCATCAGACAGGTGCTCATAAGACTGGACTATAAAGTATCCGTTCAATTGATTACTTTCAACTTTGAGGTAAGTCCCCAGGCGGATCCTCCAGTTAAGCAGGGTTTCAATCCTACCTTCTGAAGGAACCCCGGACTGATCTGCAGTAGTTTGTTCATCTTCCTGCTTAGGTTCTGCAGAAAGCAGGCCTGTTGATGAATTGATTATCTGGACCTCTGTATCGTGCGATTTCCCCCGGGTAAAATACCCCAGGCCTCCGTCGACATATACAACAAAAAGATCCTTTGAACCCCAGCCGTTTTCAGTTCTTTGAATGTGCCCGTTGGCAACCAGCTTCAGATCTTCAAGCATTTGTTTACAGGTTCCAGTTTCCCCTCTGGCGGGGAGGCGTCCGCTTTCCGGAACTGCGTAATCGAAATCATCGATCTTGCCTACAGGGACTTCTGCCATCTCAAATATCTCTCTTACAATATCGGTGAGCTGCACACCTTCTTCAACCTCTATTGAGGTCTTTTCTGAATCATATAATTTCAAAGTAAGATCAGAACAAGCGTAATCCATACGCATATCTGCCTCGTTTTTTTCAGGAGCGTATCCTAGTATAACTCCTTTAAAAATCGTCCCAATGTTTAAACCGTATCCTGCTTTCAGTTCTACATCGGCCTCTTTCTTTATACTATCAATTGTTTTCTGGGACAGGTTCCATAGACCAATAGTGGCCTGATTCTTACTGATATCTTTAGAGGCCTCTGTTTTGAATTCAATATCATATTCGTCAATAGTGAACTGCCGGCCGTCGATCGTGAGCAGGACCTGCCGGTTCCAGAGTTCACTCAAGCGGATCCCTCCAGAACCCAGATCTCCATTTCAGTCTTTGAAAGGTTCTTTACATAGAGCGTAAACAGGACCTCTTTCGTGATTTCGTCCTTGATATTATTGTAGAAATCCTCGACTAGTTTTCCTCTGTAGAGCTCCTGGCCGCCAAGAGTTCTCCGGAGGACAATTGTATAGAGATCTGCTGCAGGATTGTAGGATATGAAAGCCGTATAGGCAATCACTCCGTACTTGAAAGCGATCTTCTGGGGAAGCCCTGTAGAGCTGTCGAAAGGGAGAACCTTCATCCTGCCATCCCCTCTATCTCATCAGCGGTGGATTCAATTGCAGGGATGTTCTGCCCAGTAATATCCTGAGCAAGAGCAGTGGCATGGGAAGCTGCAGGGACTTCATCTTCTCCTGCAGGTATAATTTCAGATATGCTGACATTGAGACTTTCAGATTTGGCCGTAATTATCTCCTGAATTCTTAAGGATACGGATTTTGCATTCAGAATAGGGCCATCAATATAATTCATTTCTGTAAGAACTACTCGTTCATAGACCTCAGATTCAGTTATCAATTTGAATTCTTTCTTCGATTTGAAAAGGTTCTTTAAAAAATCAAGCTCCAGAGAATCATTTAATGACATCAGTTTCAATGAGACGTTTCTTGGGTTAAGTATTGAATTATCCGAAACTGAATATTCGGCCTCTGTTTTATGTTTCGGGACATCTGCAGTTGCTGTGTGTTCCGCCTGAATAAGAGCATCAAATACGTGCATACTGCCCTCGAGGGTTATCCCAATCTGCTGATTCTCTTCCTCCATATGATGCAAAATACTATAATCCTTTAATTTAAAAATGGAAGTCAGGTGAAATAATTGAATGAGGAACCAAAGATCTGCCCGTTTATAATTAATGCCAGTGCTCTAAAAGCTAAACAAATTCCAATTTATAAGTGCCTTAAAGAAGAGTGCATGCTTTGGAATGAAGAAAAGCAAGACTGTAACATCAACGTAATTGCAAAAAAATGAAATTGTGGGGGGGATGATTATTAATTATCAAAAATACTTTTTAGGATTGATTTTTGTTAGCTTATTATTAATATGTGGATGCACATATCAAGATGCAAATCAGGAGGAAACAGCGACGGAAACAATAACTTTTGGAGGATATCCTGAAGATCAATATTGGGAATCGGCTTCTCTAATATTATATGACGCGCCCGGAGGCGTCCTTGCCGGCGCAAAAGAAATATCTCGTGTAAGTGCTCCTTTGGGGGAAGAAGTAGAGATTTATGAAATTCAGGAAATTGACGGGACTGTATTCTACAAAATTGGAATTAAAGGGGAAAAAGGCTGGACAACTAAGTACATAGTAACAGGAGAAAATTAACCCAATTCCCTCTTTTTAGCCTACATCAACGCATTAAACCCTTTTCCGATATCGGCGAATTTTTTATTGAGCTTTGACTCCTGATCTTTTCTCATCGCTTCGAGATCTGCTTTTGTAACCTCTGATGACAGACCCCCGGTATTGATACTGGCATCTACCTGCACAGTAATGTTCTGATTTCCCCCTCCGGAGGAAAGGGCCTTGTTGCTGATCTCATGTATCTCTCTGAAGTCTGAGACCACTTTCAGTTCCTGGCCGGTCGCAAGGTCCCAGATATTTTCTGCCATTCCCATAGGTGTCATACCCCACAAGACATCGATAATTGTCTTTACTATTGGGTTTTGCAAGACCCCTTCAATTGCCTGTATTATCGGTTCAAGGAATTTCCAGACTGTCTCCAATGCTCCCTTCAGCCAGTTGAAGGCCTCCCCTATAGCCCATACCAGTGTCCGGAACCAGGGGAAAGTCTCACACATCCAGTTAACGGCCTTCCCTAGGGCAGAGTTCTCCCAGCCGTTTTCGAAGATATCCCAGAGGAGCCACGCAGCACCGACTATAGCCATGATTGTAAGGGTTATGGGGTTTGTCGCAAGAGCCCAGAGAGAGGCTCCTAGAGCATACGTGGCGGCCGTTAGGCCCCCTTCCGCGTAGGCAGCTGAGATGGACGGGGGTATGAACATTATGAGGGCTTCAGTAAACTGACCCCAATTCGCAGCCAACAAAGAGATCGCTGCGAGCTGAATTAAAGCAGTACCTGTAATCCCCATAAGTACTGAAATCACAAGGCCCCCAGTACCCACAATGGACTTCATAGGTCCTGGCATATCCTCAAGAGTCTGGCCGAGGAAGGCAGAGGCATCAGCAGTCGCGGAGATCACAGGGAGGGCTCCTTCAGCCATCTCCCGGTTAACATTCGCCCACGCAGCAGTGTTCTTGTTCAGAGTTTCCTTAAGCGACTTCTGGGAGAAATCCACATCCTTCAGAAGGTCGTCGGAATGTGCAAGAACCTCGTTGATGAAGGCCAGCTTCTCCTGCTCGGTTGTCATTGCATCTGCAGATATCCCCAGCGTCTTGGCATAATTGTTCCTGGCTTCATCGATGTCGACAATGATGCCCAGATTATCCAGCCAGAGCTTGGACTCCCTGGCCGTTCCAGTCATGATTGATTCGTAGTAGTAGGACATGTCGCCCTCAAGCTGTCGACCGGCTGCCCGGGCCATTGCAGTCATTGTCGGGAGAGCGTCTTCCGGGATCCCGAGCAGCATGGCCATGTTGGCCTTGGTCGTAAGCTCAGTATCATTGAGCTGATATCCGGAGGCCTCCTTTAGACTCTCAACATATGCCTGTGTCTTATCTCCAAGCTTGCTCTCGAGAGCAGCAGATGCATCCAGATGTGTTGCAAGTTCCGTGGTCCCTTCACGGTAGTACCTGTATCCCATATACCCTGCTGCAGCGAAAGCTGCACCGAGACCAGCGATGGCCAGTCGCTGTTCTTCTACCAGGGCATTGATCTTCGTCATGGCCCCCCTTGCCCGGGTCAGATAACTCTGGACGCCATTTGATGCACGAGTGTAGGCCTGCTGGAATTTGTTGCCGGCGGCATCCGTATCGGCCCCGAGGAGTTTTGTCTTATCTCTTACTTTATTGACCAGCTCATCGGCCTTTCTCATTGGAGCTGTAACCTTATCGACGAGTTCATAGACCATGAATATTGAACGGACGGCGCCCGAGGTTGACATGATCAAAAATTGAAAAAAGATTGTTAAAAAGAAAAGTCAGGGATAATGGACGATCTTGTCTCCTTCTCTTACATATCCCTTCTTTTCAGGTGTGGATTCTTTTTTCTCTGCTGCTTCTTTCTGCTTGGTGCCAATCTGGCCAAATGCGATTAACCATTTCATCTGCTTCTCAAAGGTCCAGCTCCGGACTTCATCGATATCAACATGAAGTTTCCAGGCAAGCAAAAATAATTCGAGGTCGAGTTCAACCTCTGCTTCCCAGGTCTCTATCCTTTCGTCGCCGGCTGAGATAAAAAATCTTCAATCTCAGCACCGTGTTCATCAAGGATCTTAGACCCGAACGCCATGAAGTATTTTGCAGACAGTTTCTCGATCTCTTTCGGCGAGAACTTCGGATCGACCATGCACTTCAGGATCAGGTTCCTGTACATATCAGAGATATTCCTCTTGTCCAGGCACCTTGCCAGCTCGAGGCCGGATATCATCCTGCAGGTGAAAGTGTCTCCTTCAAACTCAAAATCGAAGGTTTCTTCTTCCTCTTCCTGGAAGAACTTTGATTTATCAGTCATATGGATTAATCCTCAATTTTCAGAGCGAGACCTTTGATTTCGTAAACCGGAGCCTCGTCCTTGACCTCTCCCTTTACAACATCGTCGACAACGCAATCGATACAGTTGACTACCTCATCCGGAGTCTGGAAGGTAATCTGAAACTTATCCTTGGACTTAGCAAGTTCTTTTGCCCTTGTCAGGATCGAGGATCCTGAGGATACCTTCAGAGACCATTTTGGCTCCCGGTGTTTGTGTTGATAGTCAGTAGGCCCGTGCGATCCTGTAATGTGCTTTGACTCCTTGTTCCCACCTTCAGGATTAAAGGAAACAAAACCATCGACAGTCATTCCGTCAAATGTTGTAATTACATCATCTACATCCCATGCCATTTTTTCTCACCTCATATGTTCAGGGTCAGCTCCAGTTCGTATGTCTGGATATCTCCTGCGATCTGGACACTGATAAGGACCCCCGTAAGTTTCCTTGCAGCCTTGTCCGCATCGCTGATGTTCTCAATATCTGGCATCTCGATTGAGTACTCAGATATTGCACCGGCCTTTACTAGAGACTCAAGAGGGGACAACAGCCAGCCGCGTACCGCTTCAATCCCTGCCTTGGTGTATGGGATCGTCGCAGCTGAAAGCCTCCCATCTGCAACAGCCTCGGACAACAGACCTGAGATGTAATATCTCGTCCGGGTGATATCCAGATAAGGCACAGTGCTCTTCAGGCTGAGGCCATTTCCGAGCCTGTTTTCTCCCTTGTAATAGATAACTGGATTTACCCTGCCGGTTTCAAGTGACTGGACATCTGTAGGAGAGAAGTAGTCGTCGACATCGACATTGACCTTCAGCCAGGTGAGTGTGTGATACGGCTTGTGAACCATGATGGCTCCTAGCACAGCACAGGCAACATCGTCGGAACCTACAGACTTGAATGCAACAACCATTCCGTTCTCACTCTCCAGGCCGGCTGCGAGGGTCACAATGCCCGACACTGTCGCGTCAGCTGCGTGGGTTGCAACGAAGACCACCTTATTCGAGTCTGCAAAAGTCTGCAGTTCTTCGAGGAGGTCACTGGCCGTGATGGCTGCAAGGACGGCTCCGGCGATCGTGCCAGAGGCAGCATACGATTCAAGAGTCCCAAGGGCAGTTTCTACTTCTGTAGCTGTTGGAGTACCTGCAGTGTCTGCATCGATCGCAACAGTGTAGACTTCCCTGACTCCCTGGGCAAACATTGCTACAGCACCCAGGTAGATGTCGCTTTCACCTCCGTGTTCGGTTTCAATACTGTCGAGAGTGACAAACCTTTTCGGAGTGTCTTTGTCAGTCGCTGTTGATTCACCGACGATTGCCGGAACTCCCCACTGTGTAGCTGCAGCAGAGGGGGACTTGACCGAAGATGTAATCTTCACAGCGTCTTTCACATCTGGCATATAGGAAAATCGAAAAAAGAGATTATAAAGAAAGGTCTAATTCTGCAGAATTAACAGCCTGCTTCGTTTCAGTGTAACTTACTGTCGTCCGTATATAAATATCAAAACTTCTTCTCTCAACTGACGACTCCAGATGAGAGAGATCCGTAATCCCGGTCTTGTCCACGACCTCGACGATGGCCGGCAGGTCCCGCAGAACCCATACCTGAAGCAGCTGCAGATAGGCTTCTATGATATCGCCAGCCCGCTGACTTGTTGTCCCTACAGCGTAGACATTGAGGGAAAGAGTGACCTGTTGATATTCTCCCTTTGTCTGGACGATATCATTTGTGGTTCTCTGCACAGCTAAGAGATGATTCGACGGAGTCCGGGACTTGTCGGGCCTGTCGCCAAAGTACCTGAGAGTTACGACGATCGGGCAGGATTTCAGTTCGTGGGAGACATTGCACCTGTCGGCATATTCGACGAAGACATCGGATTCCCCTAAGGCCTTAGGGATGCTAAGAAATATTGACTTCTTGTCAGCTGCTGAGAGCATCTTAGCCCCCCCGGAGCCATGTAACGAGATCCCCGGCGATGGCAATTAATGCAAGGAAAAGGGCCCCTAACCCTCCAAGGACCCAATTATGAAAAGAGATCTGTCCTTTTATTTCTGTGATCTCGTTTGACTGTTCGTTTTTTGCATTATACAATTCTTTGAATTTACAATCGCAGTCTTTATCACGTTCCTGGCAATTATTTTTTATTTCGTCGACTGTGGATTTAATATGTGCAATATCATTCATTATGACGGCAATATCAGCGTCGATGTCTCCCATACCATGAAATTGAGAAGGGATTTAAAAAAGGGAAGTCAGGGATTTTTTGGCCTGTCGATATACACCTTATTATTACAATTCTTTCCTGTGCAGCAATATACATCTGCACGGGGGTCCTCACTGCCGACTGAAGTGATATGGCCACAATGTCTTAATTTTGCTCCGCATTTATAGCAAACCATTCCCATAATGAATAATTATCAGGAATTATACAAAGAGTCTTCGGATTTCCAGATCGAGTTCCCGCTCAATCATACTCTGGACCTTTTCAACCTCGAGATCAAAGACCAGCCGGAAGAGGGGCCTCTCGGGGATATGTCCTTTGCTCCACTGGTGCATCATCCCCCCGGCCGTAACGCTGCCGGTCGAAGAAGTACCGAATTCCAGACATTGAGCTATGAATGCTTTCTCATGTTCGAAGATCCCGATTTCAACCTTTGAACTAAGATTTCCTGTAGCAACCCTGTACGTGATCTGGTTCCAAAGTTCACCAGTGTCTATCCAGGGAGAAGAGGATCCTTTACTCTTAACGGTTCCAGGGGCGAGAGGGGCCCACCCGGGCCAACCCTCAGAGAGCATATCAATAAGCTTACTCTCGTAATATTCACCGACTTTTTTCGAGACCCTGAAAAGAATGTCATCAATGTCAGCAATCAGTTTAGGTACATTGTTGACATCCTTAATCTCGACCGGCAAGGCGACCCCCGTGTTTCTCCAGCATTTTCTCCTGACATTCTTTCGAGCAGCAGGGGAAAACCATCATATCGTATTTTTTCTTATAGCTTACAAAAAAGTCATCAAGCTGAGATTTGCTCATTTTTATTGTATTTGTGCATTCTGGATTCATACAGGGGAATTCTATAATCTCCTCCTGCAGGTTCTGCTTGCCTGCAAGTATTTTCTCGAGTACCTCCTTCTCGGCCCCCTCGACACGGCGCCATGATTCCTTTCTATGTCTACCTCTTCCACTCCGGGTTATTATGTAGAGGTTGCCGTTCTTCTCTCGCAAAAAAACATTATTCGAGCTTGCCACCTGGGGGCACATCTCAGATACCCTCCAATCTAATTTTTGACCGCAACTTCTCTTTTAAATCGATGCCCCCCGGGTGGCAAACATTATCAAGAGAATTGCAGCGTATTTTAACGAGATCATTTATGTAATCATCGCCATAAACACGGCCTTTTTTGTAATGGATAACAACGGCATGGATCAACATCGGGACCCGGCGGACACTGCAGGTGGATCGATGAGGGCAATCTTCGGTGCATAAATTCTGAGGGTTTTTACAAACTGAGACTCTTTTAGGCACAGATATCATTTTGAGGCCCTAATATATGTTGTTTCTTTTCTTAGACCATTTTCAATAAGTACGCAGCTCTTCCTTCATCGATCAACTGGTATTTCTCCTCCTGAGTTTTCACTTCCCAGACTGTGATGTTGCCTCCGGGTTCCGTAACCTGCAGGCGGTCGCCAGGGGAGAGGGTTGCACTTGTGAAGATCCTCCGGTCGCCTGCGTCCACAAGGCCTTCTGGATACTGCTTCAGGTCCCTGAGGGTGATGTCTTCGATGTTGCCTGCGATGGCGGCCGAGGTCTCGGTTCCTGCCACCCATTCCCCTGTCTCCTGGTCGGTGTGGCCTTCTGTGACTGAGATGTGAGATATTGGATACTTCCAGTCGAATTCTGATGACATATATCAGATTCAGGCAAGAGAATTAAAAAAGCAGGTCAGAAATTGTAACCTATAGAAAAACAGCCGGAAGCCCGGGATATCTCTATCTCGAGCTTCTCTTCTAAATTTTCCCGGATTTGCAGTAGATCGGTATATTCAGCGGATTTCTTTCCCTCGGTTATGGATTTTGCGGGGCGGTTTCGGATTGATTGTATTTTGAGGTCGATCATGTCAAGAGCTGCCTGAAGCCTAACTGCCCGATCGCTGCTTATTCCCCTTGCACTCAGCAGCCCCTCGGCTTCTGTGATGGCCAGTTGGACCCTTGTGTCCGGAAAGAGATAGGGCGATACAGTGTCGCCATACTCTAACCTGACATCATCGACCTCGACCGTCATTGATCACTCTCCCGGCTTTTCCTCTTCCTCAGAGTCCTCGGCGTTGGCCTGGGCATTCTTCAGCTTTGTGACCTGGCCCTTCAGAACGGTTCTCTCTTTCTTCAGCTCCTCGTTCTCTTCCCTGAGCTTGTCAAGGTCCTCCTGAGTGATTGCAGGAGCAGCTGAGGTGTCCATCATCGCTGGAGTACCTACTCTTTTGAGGTTCCCGGACCTCAGACCGTGCCTGATAAGGTTTGACTGGTCAGCTGAATCTGCCGGCACTTCGATCACATCCCCTCTCTTCGCCTTGATTCCGGACCGGGTCTCAAAGGACGCAGCCCGGACCTCAACTCTCATTGTGTCATTCTTTGCCATATTTCAACACCTCACGCTGTGTAAAGGTCCGTTATCAGGCACCCGAGTTTCGGGAACTTGATATTTGCGTCACCCTTGGCGAGGGCCGAGTAGATGAAAGCGATCTGTTCTTTCTCGACCATGTACCCGGGAACGCTGTGGGTTTCGATAGCGTATCTCTCCTCCCAGGTCCCGATGTCTTTCTTCTTGAATGCAAGGGCCTGACCTTCATCGCTTGGATCAATGGCGTCATCTATGACAACCTGCATTCCCATGAATGTCGGTAACTCAGCAGTGACGACATATCCCTCCTTGCCCTGAGTGTTGTAAAGGCGGCTCTTAATGGCGTCATACTGAGTCATGTACCCAAACAGAGTCTCGCTGCAGATGAAAGTGTCAGGCTTCTGGCCCTTTGTGGCCTGGCTGATTGCCTTCCTCATCCGGCCCATGTCCTTTACAGGATCTCCGACAGTGTCGCCTGTTGCAACATCCCAGGGGTTCGTGGCCTCGATGGTGTTCAGGCCAGTGGCGTTGATGATCTGGTAGAATATCCTGAGGTCCTCAAAGTAGGACATCGCATACCCTGCGTTCTTGATCATCTGTCTGATCTCATCTTCGAGACCATCGTCCTGCTGCTCTCTGGTCACATCAAACTTCACACCGTACGGCTGGACAGTTCTTGTCCCTTTGACGAATGCAAAGTCCATCTTGGGAAGGCCTCCGTTTTCAGAAAGCCACCTGACATCTCCTTTGTAGTCTTCTTCCTTGACTGTTGAAACAACGCTTTTCTCGATCTTCTTGTAACCAAGCAGGTTACGACCGATCATCGACTTTTTGTACTGAAGCTGAATTCCTGTCTCGACGACCTCTGGTGCGATCAGAGGATTGTTGCCTGCAGAAAACTCTCCTATATCATATGGTGTTCCTGTCATCTCATTCACCTCGCAAGGACCCGGACCTCAGCCCCGTCCGCTGCTCCTTTCCAGACGATCCCGATTTCTGTCTCTGGAAGAACTCCGCCTGCTACAGTATTCACAGCAGAGGCGTTGACGGTTGCTTCAGTTGCAGTAGTTCCTGTCATGCCGACTGCTCCGTCTGCTACAGCTGCAGTGATCTCACTTGAAACAGAAACATTGCTCATGGCCTTGACAGCCTGTTTGCTGACTGTTCCCTGACAGACCTTTGTACCTGCAGTAAGTGATCCTTCTGCGACCATCCTCAGAACTCTCTTGTATCCAAAAGGATACACGTCGATCCTCAGACGCGAATCGTCGATACCCTGAGGGGCATTCTTTGTTGTCAGAGATCCCTTGAGCTGACCGATGGCCTTGTCGGCATTTGTTGCAATACCTACCTGCTCGTCGCCGGTTATCTCAACCAGCTGGCCGGCTTTGTAGTAAAAACCGTCCGAATCGGCCGAAACATCTGTGCTTTTCACCTTTGCAGAGAGCGGATTTACCGAGAGGTCCTCTGCAATGGGATCATACGCATATGCTCCCATTTACTCATCCCTCCAGGAGCTCTATGGCAAGATCCTTTGTGGTCTTGTCAGAACTCAGCTGACCGTCAGCAGTCCCCTTCTCTGTTGACTCCTTGGGGAGTCTGCGTTCGAGGTCCTTCCGGTACTCCTTCAGCTGCTCAAGAGAGAGGTCCTTAACAAAGGCCTTGTTGAGCTCAGGATCAAGAGTCATGAGGTCAGCGATCGTTGATGCCCTCTCCATGAGGTCTTCCTGTTCGGCCTGCTGCTTAGCTGCAAGCTCTGCCTGTTCCTGGGCGCCTTTCCATGCCTTGAGGTCGGCATTCTCCTTCTCAACGTCGGCAAGACGCTTCTCAAGGTCGTCGTTTACCATACCTGTGTTGTTTTCCTGAGCACCTTTTAAAGAAAAGTCTGATTTCTGACTGAGTTCATCCATGATTCTGGCGTTGCTGTCGGCCGGTTCGTTGACAACAGCAATGTGAACAAGGATAGTATCGGTCCAGAAGTAGCGATCATTCTGGCTGTCGTAATGCAGCATCCCATAGAACCTGATCGAGAAGTAGGTGTTCTCCGGATCCTGCCTCACTCTTGCAGCAGCTTCCCTCTGGATTGGAGTACCTTCCCAGAACTCGATACCTGCGATGACTCCAGGGCGGGGCCCGTTGACAGTCTGGACCTTGTCACTGTACTCAAGCTCAAGGGTTCCTCCCACTTTGTCCAGGAAGCGGTACGAGTGGTCCAGAACAATCGGGACAGGATAACGGTCACGGCCTTCTTTTTCCTTCTGCTCCTTTGCCCTGGAAACCATCTCCTTAAGTTCATCGGCTGCGATTTCTGTCTGATTGTGGACTCCTTCTGTGACTGCGACTATCTTCAGCCTGAGAGGGGCGGGAGTGCCGTCCGGAGTCTCATCGTCAGAGAAGTTCTGTGCTGCAGGATAGATGAGTTCCGAAGCACGGAACGTCAGATTAAATTCCTGGTATCCCTCTTTCATTGAGGACTGATTGAAAAAAGAGTATTAAAAAGAAAAGTCGGGGGTTAGACAAAAGAAGCAACGACTTTGCCTGCTAACGTACTGCTGATATCCTCGCCCGCTACAAGATCCAGAACCCTGCCGTTGTGGGCTGCCTTGATAGAATCAGGGAATTCTACATATATCCTCCCATCTTCTTCTGAGATTTTTACAGAGAAATCATCTTTCTTAGACGGAAATTCAAAGTCAGAGCTAAGGGTCCCTTTCTCGGCGGGGTATTCCCCTACAGTTATGCCATACCTTGTGAGAAAACTTGCATCTTCCTTGTCTAATTCCATCTTCATGATTTGTCTCCGGTTAGGATATTCCAGTCTTTTTCTGATATCCTGTGTGCTGTGACGATTTTATTTTTATTATCTGTACTCATAACTATTTTTAACCTTCTACCATCTGATGATTTCCAGAGACGGTATTCCTTCCCTTTATCAAGAACGGAGATCTTGCTATCCTTCCCAGAGATTACTTCGCTTAATGTGAATGGAGAAACTCCGTTTGATTTGTCTTTTATGACATGATCCCTGTATATATGCCTGAATGAATATTCCTGCCGGCCCTTCATGTAGAAGAAATTATCATCCAGTGATTTGATCGTGTCCTTGGCCATCTCTTTAGGGGACATTCCCATCTGGTATCCAAGGATCTTGTACTTCTCTGAGCCCATTCTCTTTTCAAGACCAGGCAGCAGACTGTTAAGGTCCTCCTGGCTCTGGGGATTTGCATGAGATAGTAAAGAGGCATGGTCATCGAATTTGATCTCGTTGAACAATTTTTCAGCCCATTCTTTCCTCTGTTTTTCATAGACTTCCGGATCGGTGTCAAGCTTCGAGTCGTCGAACCAGGCCTTCTGTCTGCACCTGCAGTTGTAATCCTTCAGTACCTCGAGAGCCATATCAGATTCTTCAGTGCCGAAGATGAACACACGGCCGTGAAGGGCAAGGTGCTCCGGCCGGGTTCTCTCATCGGCGACCGACATGTAAACCCAGCCTTTCCTTCCGGATTCAATGTAGGTCTGCTGCCGGCCGTGAGCATAGGCACCCTTCAGGTGTGTCCTGGAGAGAGTCTCAGCATAGGTGTCGGTCGGAAGGGTGATCGTCTTCTGGATGGTCTTCTCCATCCATTTGAGGGACCCATCAGGATTGATGTGGATGTACCGCCGGGTCTTGCCGACCGAGTCGAAGGTGATGGTATTGCCCCACCCTCCCTTCAGGGCAGTCTGCAGCTCCTTCTTGATTGTAGCATAGGACTTGTTTTCCCAGATCCCCGCATCGATGATATCAGTCAGCTCTCCGGACAAGTTCCCGAAGGCCTCATCGAGCCGGGGGGCCAGACTTTCAATAACGGGGTCAAGGCCCTTCATTCCGATATGTTCGGTATAACTTACTTCATCTGCAGCGGCGGCAGCACCTTCCAAATATGAGACTGTGATCTGTTTTGAGAGATGAGATATCAGATTGCTTTTCGCTTCGGCCGTCCGCTGCTCAATGAAGTTCCGGAGAGCCTGCAGGAGTTCCTCATCAGAGAAATTATGTAAGGTTAAGGGCCTGTTTTTATAACACCCTGAGGCATTAACTATCAATTTGATAGATTCTGATAGATTTTGAAATGTATCACAGGCCAAGGGCATCTCGGATATCCTCCTGCATTGAAGATATCTCGGCCCTGAACTGCTCCTTTGAGGTCTTCGTGCTCTTGGTCACGACCGGAGGGAGGGCCTTCTGGAACCGTGCCTGCTGCTGGTAAGGGGGAAGTTCAGCTTCAGGAATCTCGGCCCCGTCAGATATCGGATATCCCATCTCCTCGAGGAATTTCTTGATAACCTCTTCCGGCATGTAGGGCAGGACCGCCCCGATGATCTTCGCCTTCTCGATCTTGTCCTCCGGAGTAAGATCTTCCCACTTGAACTTCACGGAACCCGCAGGCAGGCCTTTCGCTTTAAGCCAGGGTTCGATGAGCTGGTCCATGAGGATCTCCTCGAAGATCTTTCTCTCCGGAGTAAGGCCTCTCTCAAAGAAGGCCATCTGAATGGTTCCGACACTCTTGTTAGAACTCTTCGACTCGGTGAAGGAATCGGCCCAGCCCATCGCTGCATTGAACTGGTCTTCGTTATGCTCCTGGGCCCGGATGACTGCCTGAGGGTTGCCGGTCGGTTCGACCAGGGAAACATCCATCCTGTCTCCGTCGTCTCCTCTCCTGCGGCCTTTGAAGAAGAAATCAAGGCCTGCCCTGATGGCACCTTTCAGTTCAGCTTTGATAGCGTCTTTCTTGTCCCACTGGTCATCAGGAATAATGAACTTGTGCTTCGGGTCCCCGTGCCTCTTGGCCATGATGGCCTGGTCTTTTTCGATCCCGAGCTTGTTCATGATCAGGACATAGTTCTGCTTCATGAGAGAGAGGCCCAGCGGGTTCCTGTGGCTGGGGTGCCGGAGGATCATGATGAGCTCCTCGGGCATGAAGAAGACCGGTTTCCTTCTGCCGGTTTTTATGATCCGGAAATCCCAGTGCTGCACGTACCCGATCACGTTGTCTCCGGGGCCTCCCTTCAGCTTTCCCGCGTAACGCTTTTCATCAATATTCTTGCTGTCTTTCAGGAAGTCTTTGAGAGCCTTAACGTCCTCCTCTGTATCAAAAAAAACCTTAATGGACGGGGGATGAAGGGATTTGAGTTTTGTCAGATCCGTCTTTCTAACACCAAGGACCGTATCCCAGACCGGCTCAATGAAGACCCGGCCATAGGTATCCCGGGTGGCAAAAAAGTCAATGGCCTTGGTATTGAAGTGAATCTTTCCAAAGGTGTTGTCGATCTCATCCTGGACTTTGGACTCGTCGCTGACCAGTTCAAACGCCATCGCGTTCTTCGCCCTGGACTGAATGATGTGTGCCATCTTCCCCTGCTCTGCTGCCCATTCGCAGAACCGGTCCCAGCCTCCAGGGGGGACGAAGAGAGGATCGTATATCTTTCCCTTGCCTCTCTCATCATCGCCCATAAAATACCGGGGATCTGAAATATGGAGAAAATTCGATGATGATTTTGATCTATTCGTCAGGCTCGAGAGGATCTTTCTCATGCCTTTTGGATATGGGGAATGGTTTTAAAAAGAAAGGTCAGGTTAGGTAAAATCCCCGGCACTATATTCCCTTTTCCGATATTGCTCAAGGTCCGGGGCCATGATATTGGCTATTGAGCTCATATCAACCTGATCCTTATACTTGCCATAAGGGAATTCAAGGAGTTCGTTTTCAAATACATCCAGCCACAGGGCGTCTTTATAGTGATATACCGTGCCGGTTTTGTATCGCCGGGCCATTGGAACTGCACGGACGTACTTGTCCCCCACTGCTTTGACCTCCTCGACCGGCAGCGTGGTTCTCCTCAGGTTCTGACAGAGGGCCAGCCCGAGGCCGTTCGGCTCTACTCCCTGGGCGACCGGATGCCACCGGTGGAAGCCCTGTTCAAAAAGATCCGGCTGGTCCGGTTCCTCGATCCGGTCCCTGACTACATCCCAGAGGAGCAGCTCATTGTGCGGAGTCAGTATCCAGGTGCCCAGAACAAAGTATGCTGCATCGTCATCCGTAGACCCAGCCGGGTCGCAGGTCTGGAAGACAACGCAGCGGGAGAGACTCCATGTTTTCGTTTCGCCGCCCGGGATGTGAAGAGTAAGCCATTCCTCGTCCTTCTCAAAGTACCTGAAGTATTGCCGTTTGAAGAGGTTCCCCTCAGGATCCCCCGGCCGCTGCTGGTAGAGAGCATTCCATTCAAATGGTAATAGTTCACTCTTGATCGCAAGGAGTTCATCCAGAGGGAACATTTCAGGCCAGAGAGGTTCTCCGGGCTCTCGACCCATCGGGTCTTCCTCCTCTGCAATGGCCGGGAGATTGATGACAGTCCACTCCTCCCCGGTATCGCCTATTTTGTTGAGAAGGTAGCCGGCAAGGTCCTCCTTGTGCCACCGTGTCTGAATGAGGATGATGGCCCCGTTTGCAGTGAGGCGTGTCCGGAGGACGGTCCTGAACCATGTGAGGACCTTCTGGCGTTTGGCATCGGAATAAGCATCTTCAGGGCCCTTGAAAGGATCATCGATGATCGCAATGTTTGCCCTTCTGCCGGTTATCGCTCCTCCTGCACCTGCTGCTCTGACTCTCCCCCGATGTCCTTTAAGCCCCCACTTTTTAACAGCTGAGGTATTTTGTGGGAGCTCTACTCCGAAGATAGGCTTACCAAATTCCTTGAGCTTATCCCTTGCAATTTCTGAGAAATCTTCTGCAAGGTCGGCCCCGTAGGAAGTAATCAGGACATCATGCTGAGGATGCCGGCCCAGATACCAGGCAGGAAAGGATTTAGTAGCGACTTCTGATTTACCATGCCCAGGAGGCATTGTAATTATGACCCTTCGGATCTCGCCCCGTTCTACAGCCTCAAGAGTCTCGCAGAGAAGGTCGAGGTGTTTTGCAGGCTGCCATAGCCCGTGACTTGTATATTCGGTGAAATAGGATAGATTGAGGCTGGCCAGTAGATTATTAGACCAGCTAGTTTGCATTTGTTGAGGATCAAAGGGGATATCGGCAGTCGTGTTCATATCTAAGTTACTTGTATCCTCTCATCGCCTGTGAGGCCTTCCCAGCGTCTACATATCACTTCACAATACTGCGGGCTTAATTCCATCCCGCGACATGCACGGCCGAGCTGCTCGCAGGCAATAAGGGTGGCCCCAGAACCCAGGAAGAAATCAGCAACAAGATCTTCCTTTTTAGAGCTGTTCTTTACAGCCTCTGCGACGAGAGAGATCGGCTTCATAGTAGGGTGTTCCTTGTTCGCACTTGGTCGGTCAAAGTTCCAGATTGTAGAAAGATTTCGGCCCCCGTAGAACGTATGGGATCCTGGCTTCCAACCGTAAAGGATGGGCTCGTGTTGCCAGTGATAATCCTGATGGCCTAGTACAAAGTTCTGTTTCTCCCATATGAGACACTGCTTAAGCAGCCACCCAGAGTCCACAAAAGCACCCCTGAAATTATATCCTTCCGTATCAGCGTGGCAGATGTAGGCCGGGGCCCCGAGGCATGATGCATCAAACATGCAGGTAAAAGCATCTGTCAAAAATTCCCGGAAACGAAAGCTATCCATATTATCATTCTGAATTTTAAGGCTGTTGCTGGTTTTCCCCGTATAATTCACATTGTATGGAGGGTCTGTAAAGATCATGTCGGCTTTCTGGCCTTCCATCAGCTGGCGGACATCATCCTGAGATGTTGAATCTCCACACATGATGACGTGCTTCCCGAGTCTGATAATGTCTCCTCTTTCAATAACAGTGTCGCTCCCGATCGGTAGTGACTGTTCTTCTTCAGCGGTGGGGATCTCAAGGTCACGGAGGATCTTATTCAAATCCAATTGACTGAATCCTGTAAGAGCAATATCAAAATCGAGTTCATCTAATTCTACTAATTCAGTCGCCAGCTGGTCGTATACCCATACAGCAGCCTCCCCTAGTTTATTATCAGCGATTCTATATGCCTTCTTTTGTGGCTCTGAAAGGCCGAATACTTGGGTGACTTCCGGGACTGTTGCCCACCCAAGAGACTGCATCGCTTTTAATACCGTGTGGCCTGAGAGCAGGACCATGTCCTCGTCAACGACGATGGAGTTTTTAACAAGACCAAACTCCATCAGGGACGCGGCTACTTCACTTATTTTAGGATTCGTATGGATTGTTTTATCGTATGTTTTTAGAGCTGTGGTAAATACATTTTTCAGTTCATTTTTTTTTATCATATTCAATACTCCATTTCTTTTTTAAGGAGGGCAACTACAGCTTTTTGACATTCCGGACATAATGTTTGAATAATCGCTGTCCGGAATTCGACCCATTGATTTTCAATGATATTGATGTTGATCTCCGTCTCGGGAGGGATTCGACCCTGTACCTCTAGAAGAACCCGAGCTGTATCTCGGGCCTCTTTTATGGCCTTAAGCTTGAGGGTTTCATCCGGCAACATCACGACTTTTTTACCCTCGATCTCTTGTGTGGATCCCTTTGCGGTTTTAATGGTCTTCAGGCACTCCGAAAGTAAACTTTCCATGATCTTAAGGAGGGTGTCTGCGTCAGCTGCTTCCTTGACTTCATGAGCTTTCACGACCTGCTGAGTGATGTGTCCTTCTTTCTTATGCCGGGAAAGAGCAGAACGTGAGACGCCAAACCGGGCTTCTAGATCTCTCAACGAGGCTCCCTGCAGAAGAAGTTGGTCGATCTGATTGCGATCAGGGTGGCTGCATATGCTACATTTAGATGCCATCAAAGATTCTCCAAGAGGCAATTCCACGATATTTTTCCTGCAGAGTCCTGAGAGGAGTATTCATTGTGATAAAATTGTAATGGGGTTTAAAAAAGGGAGGTCAGAATCGGGTCTTTAAGTTCCATAATGCGTTCACGACATCCTCAGGGTTCTTCCCTGGGCAACCCATAGGAAAAATATCGTCCTCGGTGCAGGGGCCGTTCTTATTGTCGGGATGATTGCACCGCTGCGACAGGTCCCCTTCTCGGCCCCACCAGGCTCGACGGAAGGGGCACTTCTTCGGCTTTTCGATAGTGAGGACCTTCATAGCAATACCAACAGTATAGCCGACACTCCTGTTCCGAGAATCGTTCCGATTACCAGGCCTTTGAATACGGCCACGGCTGTTTTCGATTTCGAGAGCTCCAACTCCCTTTCTACCTTTTCTTTGAAGTATTTGTCATTCGGTTCTGAACCCTGAGGATATATCCACCACCCATAGTAAAATTCACGATAGCACTTCTTGCAGGCATATTTCCCGGCCCCTCCATCGCTGTGGGTGAGGATCGGTCTTGGAAGGTGTGCGGGACCTGTCCTTTCCAGTTCCCCACCACATGCGGGGCAATTCACTGAGGAACCTCCTCAAGTATCTCTTCAAGTCGCATCATAGCTTCTGCTGCGAGGAGAACCGCGTTTTGGACACGGCCGTGTGACTCATGGAGCGACTTCACCCCTATGACTGTCCCTCCTTCTCCTGCTGTGCAAACAACACACGGGGCCCTGTAGAAAGCCCCTTCCCAAAATACTCCTCCGAGTTTCGCGTCTTCTTTCATGATAGTATCTCCGGGAACAATTCTCGCATACGGCGTCTGAGTTCGTACACAGAACAACGTTTTGAGCCTTGAAGAGCCGGGCAGCCGGTGCAAACAAACCCCTCATCCATGTTGTCAGCAAGGGCCTGACAGACAGGGATTGTGCTGTCCAGTGCATCCCAGGCGGTTTTTATGGCTTGAGCAATCTGCTCAAATTCAGATTTCATTCAAAGGCCTCTTTCGAGTCAATGCACCTGAAGTCAGTTCTCCTGAAGTCAGAATGTGGAAGGCCCCAGGGACACAGGGGGGATGCGACGCACCCTGACGGCATCTTTCGTCTCACCTGACACCTGACGCCCTCGGATATACACGCTGTACACATCCAGACAAATTCGCCAGAATCGTAGCTCATTCAACCACCTGATATCCAAGCCGGGCGGCGTGTTCATCCAGATGCTGCTGGGCCTCCTCCTGGGTCTCACCGGTCGGAACCGAAATGAAGCGGACCCGGGGCCTGCCTCCTCCCGAGGATTTGTAATTCTCCCGGTCCTGGTAGGCAGTGATCCACGTACCCCCGAGACCTTCCTGGACGCCGATAAGACGGCCGGCCGGAGTGATGTATCTCTTTCCTTCGGTCATGATCTCACCTTTTTTTTCTTCTCATAACGTCTCTTGCTGTAAACCCTGAATCGTTCCCTATTGCGGAGATAGTAGTCTCTCTTTGCTTCCCGGCGGCGGATCGCTTTCTCATCTGAAGCGGGGGCTCGCTGATCCCTTGTCGAGGTTCCGCACCCATACCTCGCTTCAGCAAGGGCGATGGCCTCAGAGAGAGGGACCGTGACGACCTCTCCTCCATCGCCGAGGACCGGGGCCGTTGTCATTCGATGTTCCCCCAGACGATGTCCATTCCAGAGGGATGGTTTCCGACGATCACCCCATTCAGGTAGTAGAGGATTTCCAATCCCTTCTCAGACGCGAAGATCTTCTCCTGCAGTGCACCCTTAGAGTTCTGCCAACCAGGCAGCATACAGATCGCATCGCAGTGCTTCAGGATCTCGAGGTCGCCCTCGATCCAAACTTCATGCGGGATATCGGTAGCGTGCTGAAAGCCAGCAGTGTTCTTGTGAGGACAGATAACGGCAAAGCCTTGTCGCCATCCCTGCAGGGCCGCCTCTGAGGCCAGGAGGATGTTTCGCTCGACCCCGTGGATGTTGTCATCATCCGAGAAGGGGCCCGAGATGTAGAGGAGTTTTCGGCGGCCCCTCCTTTCACGGTCCTGCTCTTCGGCCATTGCCTCGAAGTACTGTGCTTGGTCTGCTTCCGCGGCCTGTGCGTTTGCCTCCTCCATCATCATGGCCTCAGCTTCGGCCTGTGCGGCTGCTTCCGCCTCGGCTTCCATTGCTGCCATCTCAGCAGCGTAAGCGTCATTCACGGTATCAACTCCTTGGACATCTCCTTCATCGGAGCCCGGGCCTTCTTTCCACAGGCCACCCTGCAGGCCCAGACGTGAGGGGTGATGAAATAGGTCTGAGTCTTTCGGTCGTAGACTACCAGGCTGATGTAATCGGCTGTCACGTACGCGGACCCGGTCGGGATATCCGCCCCGGGATCCTCCGGGACCAGAAACCCGGCCCCCCATGCCCTCTGCAGGTCGGACTGTGATAGGGTCTCGGGCCGGGGATAGAGATCGATAAGGAACCCGCCCCCGAGGAGCTGTGACATCTGCTCCAGAGCGGAGGGCCCCTTCGGAGGCTTGGAGGTGTGGACCACACGGCCGATAGCGAAGATCAACTCGCCTGGCGCTGCGCCGGCCATCATGACTGCTTCGGTCACGGTGTTTCCTCCGGAAGGAACAAAGTAGTTTGATTTTTCGGCATCTGCCCGCCTTCAGGTGTCCTGACCCAATGCCCTTCAGGGCATGTCTTCATACAGACAAACGGGATCGGTGCTTCGATAGGATCGCGGTCTTCGTGTTGTCTCCTGAACCATTCAAGGCGCTCCTCCGAACAATCCAGATGATCCGAGGGATCAAAGGGGTATTGGTGTTTCGCGGCTTCCGGATGCTTACAGCACCAATAGCCATCAGTATCAAAATAGCGGGCGCCTTTTTTCGGGCAGCCCTTGCAGAGTTTAAACTCATTGTATGACATCATCCCTCACCCCTACACTGTGCATCTGTGCACACCTGTGCATGCAACTTCAGGAACTCGTCGGCCGGCAGGGTCACCATCCACTCGCCCCGGTTTTTCCTGTGGGCCACGATTGGGGTCTGGCCCCTCTCAGCGTCTCTGATACTCTGGTTCATAGCATCCTGGATGTTCAGCTTCTCGACTCTCTTCACCTCGCAGTGAACGCCCGGGAGGCCGACGACGTCTTCCCCCTCGAGGCCGTTATACTGCTGGCCCCTCCGGGCGTCTTCGAAGCCATGCTTCCTGCAGAACTCGGCCCACTCACGCTCGCCCCTCTTCCCCTTTTCACAGCTGTTGATGGCCATCAGCGATCGCCTCCCGGGAGACACTGCAGGATGTTGAACCCCTGCTGCAGCTGCTCGCCGCACTCTTCGACCTGTTGAGCCAGAGAAACCGGCCGGCCGGAGGGGCCTGCCACTGCAAGACACTCCATCATGGCCTGTCGGAACGACATATAGTCGATATCAACGGCGATGAGCAGGGCCTTCATCCGGTCGTGGATGATCCGGCCTGAGATGTTCATGTTCAACTTCTTGACCCTGCCCCCCTGCGAGACGTAGAAGGTGACTGGGAACTCGATGATGTAGTTGATACCGTGATGCTCGAAGACCAGGGTGTGCAGCGGATACTTCTCGCCGGCCTTCTGCATCTCTCCGATCGTCGTGCAGCCGTACTTCTCGAGCATCTTCTTGATCTGAGAGGCCGACGTGGAGAAAGGGACCTTCGTCCCGGCGTATGCGGATCCTTCACGGACCTCGACGACCTTGTGGGTCATGCCCGGGCCCCCCTTTGCTGATAGGTAAAAGCCGGCTTCGGTTCGATTTTCTTCAGCCAGATGCAGGTCACCTCGGCCCCGACCCAGAAGTCGAACCCGTAGTATCTCCGCATCAGGTGCTCGATGGCCTGCCGGGGGTTCTGTTCCCGGCCGCAGGAGTGATGCTTCCGGAAGAGGCTCCGGGGCATCTGGTTCCACGGCCGGGTCTCGACTCCCGTCACCCGGTAGTGAGGATATCCGTCCCACGGTGTCCCGTCTTGCTGCATCAGCTGGATAGGATCGCCTACATCGAGGTTGACTGGAGGAAGGCGGAAAGTCGTGACGATCGAGTTCGGGAAATCCGGATCCTCGAACTTCATCTTCTTCATGAGAAACCACTCCTTGAAAAGTGAAGACGAGGGGTCGATCCCGTGACGAGGGGCAGGTCGGATCCGGTCATGTACCCTAAAGGGCACTTAGGGGCACTTCTTTGTAAAAGAAAATAATACATATGTACATAGAGAAAGTTATGCCCTAGTGCGCCCCCTGACCCCAAAAGTGCCCCTAAGGGGCAGGTAGGCACATTCCCGCAAAACTTTTCCACTCCTGAACTCTTAAACAGGTTTTTAATTTTATGTGCCCAATGTGCCCCCTTAAGCATTTGGCATCACTCCCAGCCGCTCGGCCGACGCCGTCATTTGATCTCTCAACTCCTGATCTTTTTCATCACTGGTCTTCCATCTCAGGCCCTTCCACATACGGTTTCCACCTCGTTTTAGTTCTGTAATATAAGACACAGATCTCATGATCTGTGCAAATTTTCTATTGTTCACCGGTGCGTCTCCAATCTCTGTGCACCAGTCTTCATATCGTTCAAATAGCTCCTTCCGGGACAGCCGGTTTTCAGGATCCTCTTTTGTCTCATCTTCCAGGAATGACCTGACAGAATCAGATTCTGTCCTGTAGCTTGCCGTTGCAACCTTGACCGCATCCGGCACGAATAGCGACCCGTGCTCCCTGTACCTCCGGAACCCTTCCAGGCACCAGCCCAGGATCCCTGCAGCTTCCTGCAGCAGAACATCTCCATAATTAGCGACACGCTTGTCTGTGGGGATTGTAACTGTAAAGGGCCAGAGCTGGATACGTCTCCAGATACCATCGTCAACGCCTGCAATCCGGGGCTTGTGATTCGTGGCCATCCAGATTTTCGAGACGGGTTTGAAGGAGAATTCGTTCTCATAGAGTCTTCGGACCGTCACCTGGTCGTCGCCGGTAAGCTGCTTGATGACAGACTCGGCAAGACGAGCTCCCTCATAAGCCTCAGAGGCCGTAACGAGACGGGCCCCGACTATCCGTGCGATATCAGACCGAGGGGCATCCCCTCTCTTCACCATCAGGCTCTCAGCTGCAATGTTGACATGGTATTCACCAAAGATGCGGGACAGAACCTTCATTGTCTCACTTTTCCCGTTCTTCCCCGTCCCATATAGGAAGAAGATCTGCTGCTCTGGGTTGTCCCCGAGAAGACAGTAGCCGGCGGCCTCCTGAAACCCCTCGATGAGTTCCTGGTCGCCATCAAAAATCAGGTTCAGGTGCTCCATCCAGAGAGGGCATTTGGCCTCCGGAACGTACGAAACATCCATGCTTTTTGTCATGAAATCCTGTTTGTCCGGTTCCTTCACCTGCAGAGTCGATAAGTCCAGAGTGCCGTTCTTCAGGTTGATTAAGAATGGATTGCGGTCAAACTCATCAGGAGTAATAGCGACATAAGGCGTGGCGCCCTTGATCATGTTGTTCCTGTTCGAGAGCGACTGAGAATCCATCCCCCATTTAATAATCAGACGGTGCCTGTCTTCAGTGGCCTGGGAAGCCTCGACAAGGATCGACCTTGCTGTGAGAGTTGCAATACTCAGGATCTCGTTCCGGTCGTCCCGCTTCCACCTGTGGCCGTCCCAGATATACCAGGACCTGAAAGTCACACAATACCGGAGTATATTTCCATGCTGGTGGACCAGCCTGTCAGAGTTCCCTGCATCGGTCAGAGCGAACTTCTGGTTTGCGCTGTGTTTCACTTCGGCGGTCGTAGGCTCGGACTTCTTCTCACGCTGTTTCTCAGCCTCGAGCTCGGCCAGCTTGTCGGCATACCCGTGCTTTTTCAGAGCGTCGAATATCTGGGGCCAGCGGCCATCGAGACAGCCGCGACCGGCATCGGCACATTCTATGATGCCCTCGGCAATGGCTAGGGCCTCGAGAGGGCCACCCCCTGTGTTATGGCGCCGGCAATACCAGACGTTCCGGATAGGGTCCACCACAAAGTTTGAGCCCGTGTCGGAACCGTGAACCGGGTGCTCTCCTTCGACCTGATTATCACGGGGCCGGGGGTTCACTGGGGCAAGGAACTGAATCACGTCAAGGCCCAGCCGGTCGACCAGAGACTCGTTCGATTTCGGCAGGGTCTTGATGGCTGTCTGCTCTTCACGGTGCCGGCGGATATCCTCTCCTGTCATGACCTTGGAGAGGACCGTCTCCTGGAACTCCTCATATGTGAACTCACGTACCGGGGCATCGTTGGCGATATCGTAGGTCTTTCCGGAAGGGTGGATGCATGACGGACCCACACAGTAGGCCTTGCATCCATCGGGACGGATATCTCCCAGGTCTTTCTCTGTCTCCGGATCGTAGAGGATGATCTTCTCGGAGGAGGGGAACTGGCACCGGAAATAAAAATGGCCCCGGAATCCCTCCCCGCCAGTCTTCACAAAGAATGTGTCGAGGAAAGGGTCCAGAGCCCCGAGTTCCGATAATCTCATGGCCGAGTCGGCGTCCAGGATGCATATCCCCCCGGCCGGCATCACCCCGTAGTTCCCTCCGGATGCGATGTGCTCGAGGAGCTCAGGGTCGTCTGCAGAATAGTTCTGGTCGTTCTGCCAGCCTCGCTCGAAGGCCTTCTTCTCTTTAGAGAGGACCTTGATGAACCGGCAGACTCTCAGCTGTTCAGGGATCTCGACCGTTCAGATCACCTCTGCCACATGATCGACTTCGTGCCTGTTCGCTCCGTTCAGGGTTAGCCAGACATAGAGTTTTGTCCTGATATCCGCCGAGACGCCTGAGGCCTGCACTATGTGGCCGGCATTGAGGTGCTCATTCCTGTCCTGAACAAGGCGGCGGATCTTTGTCAGCTGCTTCCAGGGCAATCTCTTGCACCGGGGCACTCTCTCGCAGAGTTCATCAAAAGTCAGTTCCTGGCAGATGATTCCACCTCCAGACTGTCTCTCGAGACCCAGATCGTGCTGGGACCGATCCTCACTAGCACGGTGTTTTGTCTGAGTTCTACAGCCCGACCTACTTCTCCGTAGTGAGGGAGATCAGGATCGGTGATTCGGACGTTTTGATCGATCTTGAAGGAGAACTTCAGCTTACCTGTGTTCTTGAAGTGATACCACATCGAGGAAATTGACTTATCCCCTCGGGAGGAATCAGGATAGTTCTTCCTGTAGTTTTCCAGGGCCTCGTTTGCACTACCACTCCAAAGAAGGATCTCCTTTTCGGGGTCCGTCCAGGATCGGCCTCGGCCGGTTTCCTTTTGAGGCTCTTCTTCATCGTCGACCGGGGCGTGCTGTGTGACAGGGATCTCTTCTTCCGGAGGGGCGCTTTTTGTCCCCATCTTATCGTCGTGACACTTGGTGCACAGGACCTTTCCGGTAAATATCAATGAAACGTCGGCCCGATCGTCAGAGACTTCTGCACCACATTCCTCACAATGATTTACTTGAGAAGGGAGGGATTCTTCCTGCTCCTCTTCGAACTCATCTGCAGAGTCCTTGTCGCATCCAAGGCAAGTGCCGTCACAGACTTCACAGTCGTCCAGGAGTTTTTCCCTCTCGAGGTCCTGCTCCTTCTCGCACTCATCGACGAGTGGCTGGGCTGGGAGATCCGGGGTCTCTTTAATCTCTTCGACAGGTTTCTCGAGGGTCGGGGCAACGTGCCTGTTGAAGGCCTTCTCCACGGCTCGTCTTGTCCTGGTAGAATGTGGATTCGCCTCAAAGAACATCTCCACAGCATCAGCTGCAGACTCAGCAGACATGATAGACCAGAGCTCTTTCTCAGTCCAATTCTTCCGGAGGGGTTTAGTGGGAGCGTGAGATGCAACGCCTCCGACCACATCGAGAAAGGATGAAGAAAGTTCCAGGGCCTCTTCGGCCGGGATTTCTTTTTCTCCGGACTGATCAATCAGGGTTTTGCCATTGTGGCTGATCTGGATTGAATACTTAACAAGCGTCATTTCTGGGCTTCCTCCAGGCATTTCTTGCAAAGAGCACGGCCCATGAAGATGTTAGATAGCTGCTCTTCAGCCTTCGATATGGGCTTTCCACATGAGGAACACTTGAATCCAGTATCCTCCTCCACAGTAGGTGCAGGTTCTGCAGGTTTTTCTTCGACCGGGGGCTTTTCCGAGATCTCCGGCTTCTTACCGTCCAGCTGGTCCTTCTTGAACTGCTGCATGCACTTCTGGCACAGGACCTTGCCAGCCATATCCTTCGGCAGGAACTCAGCTGAGATGGATTTGTCGTTCTTCGTCGCTGAGTCTCCACACTGATCACAGATATAGGGTGCATCCTCTGCAGAGGCTGGTTCAGGTGCAGCAGCAGGTACTTCAGCTGGTGCATCCGCCGGCCGTGACTCTGGTTCGGGATCCTTTTCAGGTCCTGGAGTTTCCGGTGCATTACCTGGTTGGGGTGTTGGTTCAGGCTTCTTATCGAAGTCAGTCCCGGGAGCCGGTTCCGGATGCTGAGTCTTCTCTTCCTTTGGCGCATCGTTGATCTTCTCAAGGGCCTCGTTGATTGCGAAGACAGCCAGGTCTTCAACCTGAGATACAGCATCGACACCTTCGTGCTCTTTTAGGTCAGTGAACACACCTTCAATGGTGGTTTCTCCCCCGGCAACCTTCACGGTCCGGGAGATTTTTAGAGAGTTGAGCTTCATTGTTCCATCGCCTCCGGATGGTTATTGAACCATTCAATTGCATGGTTCCTGCACATCGGGCCGCCCATCTTTTCGAGGTATGGCCTGATTTTTTCCATAGTCGCTTCATCCACCGGAAGACCACATCCTTCCACAATACAGGTTCCCGTATCGGGCCCTGCTCCTGGCGATGGCATAGAGGAAGCATCTCTCCTGGGGAGACTGTTCACATCGATTTCGTCCTCTGTGTAAAGGCCTGCAATAGTGAACGCATCTCTGAGTGCATGCACCTTGGCGACTTTTTCGATCATTGTGTGCTTCTTTGTCTGCCAGATTGAAGTGTTTTGATTATACTCGCCATACCGGACCTCAGAATAGAACGGGAACTCTGCGTCTTTTCTGTAGACTTTAGCCCACCCGATAATTTCACCATCAGGATCAATTCTTGTCCCAGACTCCATGCCGTTAAACTGGCCGGAACGATGAGCAATGGCAAGCATGCCGTCTTTACCACAGAAAATTTTCGCGGCCTTTCCCTTCGGCTTAATGGCATAAATCTGACCAAGGAAAGGGTCAAGCTCATAGGTCTTGCAAAGGTGCATAAAGACATAGAATTCGTTATCGGTGCAATCAGGAGCACAGATGTTGCGAATGGTCTGCATCTGCTCGGCTGAATACTCTGCAGGTGTTTTAGAGTCCTGTGCTGCAGGTAAGTTCTCACTCATGAAGCAACACCTCCTCTGAGTCTCTGGGCTCGATGATACATGATCACCGGGAGGGGGAGGTCAGCCGGCCGGAGGACCTTGTGGTCTCTCATCGATTGCTGGAGGTCGTACTGTCGGGCCCTGATAACCTGCAGTGTCTGTCTGTCGATCATTCCGAGACCCCCTTTGCTTTCTCGATCGCCTTATTGAGATCTGAGGCGAGTTTTTCGGCTTCAGATATTGATAGGTTCTTCCCGTGACCGTAGCCCTCCTCATCCCCAATGTATAGTCTGATAAAGGGAGTCTTGTGCTCGATATACGGGTTGACCTCAACAAAATTTTCCTCGTTCACTCTGACACCTCCCTGACGACCGCGACGACCTTTGACATCTCACGATAGAATGTCCTCTTCTGGAAACCGTGTTCAGCTTCGAGAACTTTGATTTCATGAGCCAGGGTGTCAATCAGGCCGTCAAGAGTGGGATAAGTATCGTGCTTCTGCAGGAGCTCCTGGTAGTAGGGCTTTCGCTTTGTCTCGTTGCCGAGAGAATTGTCTCCCTCTGCTTTCCTGCGTTCGGCTTCTTCATGGACTTCCAGGGATGTTGCGGCCTCGATGTCTTTCTTGAGCTGGGTACTGTTCTGCAGTTTCACCCGGCGGTTCTCAATAGCCAGCTCCAGATTTTTGATGATATCCGACTCTGCAGAAATCAGGCCTTTTTCAATCATGGACCTTCACCTCCTGCCTCGGAGGATAATCGCCTTTGATCTTCGGCCACCCGCAATCAGGGCAGTGGCCATCCTCAATGTAGAATAGCCTGTCGCACATGGGGCATACTGCCAGCTTGAGAGCGGCGCCCTGAGCCTTACTCATCGCCTTCACCTCCCTGCAGTTCCGGAACCTCGATGGGATTGCCACAGGCAGGACAGTGCACTGGCTTCCCGATGTACTCTGCCCGGTTCAGTGTGAGAGATCCGCTTCGGCACTTCCTCTCGCAGAAGACCTTGATGTAGATCTCATTCGGGTGCTGGGGTTTTTTCATGACGATGTCGTGCATCAGGCATCCCTCCGGACCTGCTCCATAAGCATATTGAGACGTTCAATCCCACTCTCGCAAAAGACGACGCAATTCTGAACAGGATGATCTGGACGGTCGTATATGCACTCGTCACATCCGTCAGCGTCGCAGATATCGCACTTGAACTCAAGAGCCTTGACAAACTCGTCGACGAGCTCCGGGTTCTTGTGATAAACAGTCCGCAGCTTCTTGAGGTGGGCCTCGGATGAGGTCTTGATATCTCCGGACATCTCAGTCCACCTCCTTGGACCAGGTTATTGTGATCTGGCCGCTGAATGAGGCTGTAATTTCCGGAGCCTCGTAGCCGCCTGCAGAGAAGTATTCTTCTGCCCGAGCAAGAGTCCCTGGCAGGATAGTGTGGTTCTGGGGGAATGTCAGAACGAATCCATCCTCACTGGTTGTATCCAGAGAAGCTCGGTTCTCCTGCAGGAACTGAAGGAACTCGTCGATCGCCTCTTGGGCAGGAACATTCATCGGCATCAGGCACCACTCTCCTTTTTCCAGACAGTGATCTCTGCCCCAGAGAGAGCCTCTGCAAGTGTTTTTACAGCGTCTTCAGAATCGCACTTCTCGATCAGATCAGCAGCAATCCAGGAGAAAGCATGGTCAAGGATCTCCTGTGTGTCTCTACCGAAGATCTCGATTTTTGTGTCTTCTACATAACCGGGATCAAGGGTGATTTCAGCTTTCAGCATCAGGCCTCGCCACCTTCAGGGAAGCTTGTCTTCAACTTGATCTCGATAGTCTCACCGAGATACTCAGATTGCTGCTTACAAAGTTCTTCGAGGTCATGGGGGCAGCATCGGTTGTATGAAGGAGTGTACCCTGTCATACCACAGTACGGCTGTCTGCCGTCTGTGCGTTGGGTGAGATCACTGCAGTTTTTAGCCCTGCAGATTTTTGCGGACGGTGATTCTGGACCCTTTTTGAGACGGGATCTAATGACCTCAATACTGTTAGAATTTTTGTGCCCCGCAGGGGTAACGATGGGCGAAATCAGTACATGGCCGTCTAAACATTTCTTCTGGAAGAAACGATCTTCAACGTAGAATACTCCGCACTCTTCAAGAGATTCTGGATCTCGGATCGTTACATGCTCGAAAGGTCTGGGTTCCCATTCAGGATCTTTTTCGCACGGAGGGAGATCCCCTTCGGCACAGTCACACTCCAGGCAATCGCCATCACAAGTCTTCGGGGTTTCTTCCTCAGTCACATCTCCAGAGTTTACGAACTCCATTTCCTGATACATCTTGAACTGCTTGCAAAGCTCAAGGTCAGGATTTTCTTTGTCGATCTTACATGGAATGATGTTTCCTATGCTTTCAGGGAACGGTGCCGTATCAGGTTTGTCAATAGGCGTAAGGAAAACCAATCCTTCACAATCTTCAGGCACATCTGTATCTACAGTGAATACCCCACATTCTTCCATGAGAATTGGTTTCTTGAAGGCGACAATGTCCCCTGTTTGAGGTGTCCAGTTTTCAGGAAATTCTTCTGAAAATCCAGGAAGAGCAGCCATGCCGCCATCGAGTTCCGGAACTTCATCTTCCTGCTCCTCGGAGGCCTCAGTCTCAATACGAGTTGCTGTGAACTCATCGAGGGTCCGGTTGATCTTGATGTCTACTTCGATCTCGGCCTTGGCAGCTACAAGATCCAGAGTCAAACGGGCGAACTTGTCGTCAGTGCAGCCCATCTCCTTGAAGGCATTTTTGATTCTGTCCCTGATTGAATCCAGGCAGTCTTCCATCTCATACTCAGAAGCACACACATTCAGCTGCTTCTGTTCAGCGAACCAGTAAGGATCCCCGTCGTCATTCTCTTTCTTCTTGAGATTGACAGGGAAGAGCATCGGGTTCATGGCCGGAGCACCTCCACACCGTCCCCATTCAGAAAAGTTCCGTCGTCGAAGATCCCGATCTTGTTCAGGCTGATTTCTCTGCCCTTACAGCGGCTTGAATAACATGAAATAGAAAGCCACTGTTTGTCGAGACCAGGAACCTGCCACCCGCCTGGGTGCGGATATCCCTCAAGGCGATCGGCACTCAGCCTGGCACCACAATAGGGGCACTGGAGGTTCTCCGATCTGTTTCTCTTGATCCAGTCAATTACCTGGGCAAGCCCCGAAAGGCCGCCTCGAACATTCCCCTCACCAGAGGGCGTATTATACACTGTCCGTCCAATTAATGAATCAGGACAGCAAAAACCTATATTGCCGGTTCCCACCTGCTTCTTGGTCGTCGCGGTCGCGGGGCCGGCATCAATTATATCCTGCATTTTCATCATCCTCACTTTTCACGATCTCAACAACCCCGATGCGGAGGCCGATTTCAATCCGTTCTTTGTAAAGAGGGTCTTTCATTAGAGCATCATACTGATCCTGCGGGATCATAATTTCAGCTGTCATGGCTACTGCTCCTGAGATTTTTTAAATTCTTCAAGAAATTCTAAAACAATGTTTTTTGTAAATCCTGCTCTTGTTCTGTGGTCTTTACTGGCAAGGTCAGATAACAGCTCTGCATCACCGGTGTCTAACTTAAAACAAACCTGAACTTTTTTGTCCGGTTCGATTGGAACATCTTTGGACACCATATACACTCATTAGAATACATGGTATATAAAGATGTTCTTTGATGTCCTTTGGTGTGAAAAGATATATATTGATGTTAAAAGATGTTATTTCCCATGGTTGCCAAAGAAAAAAAGGAATTTCAAACAACAGTAAAAATGTCTATTTCTTTAAGGAATAGTGCTAAAAAAGCAGCTGATGATTTAGGTATTTCATTAATGGAATATATAAGACGTGCTACACAGGAGAAATTAGATCGTGATCAAGAAAGTAAAATTGATATCACAAATATGACTAATGAAGAATTCGATGAACGGATAATAAAGGTGCTAAAAAGACTCAAAGAGGATAAAGAAGCTTGAAAACGGAGAGATATAAAGAATTAATCAGAGAGATATTCTTTGAGCAGATGCGTGAGTAATGGATTTTCACACAGTCTCCGTTCTATTCTTTCGTCGATACTCTCTGACGCCCCCATGATCCCCTCACGCGCTGGGGTCGTACTGCCTGTGGCTCGTCCAGCTGAAACATCTTGTTGCATGCGTAGTCGTGCATCGGGAGGGTGTAGGCGTCTTTTATTATGACGCTTTGAAGTCACTACGCTAACCTCATTCAAAAAATTCTAAGAAATAAAAATAAACTCTATTCCACGCACAGTGAAAGTAAAAAAATTATGCTTTGCCTTGTTTTTGCGCTATTGCAAGCATCTCATTGAACTTTTCTTGGGAAATGCTCTGGTTCTCTGCAAGACTGCCTTTTGTCGCTGCAAGTAACATCACAGCCTCTTTGGTTAAACCAGCCCCGCAGTCATTACAATACTGTGCACCTGGAGCATTGACAGCTTCACACGAGGGACAGATCACCACTGCTGCTATTTTACGTCTCTTCAAAGCAGTTTCAACAGACACCTCTTCACGTCCCTGGATGTCTGCTTGGAACCGCGAGCTGCTGGGGTCAGCATAGATATTGATCAATTCGTTATAGGTATCCCCCCAAGCCCTGAGACAGATGTATGAAGTAGGCAACCCAGCCTCGACATCATGAGTAATCCCTGTATTGCGAAAAGAAGAAGGGCTCATCTTAAGTCCTGTTTTTTCTCTTAAATCATCTACAAGGTCTCGAACAGGTGTTGTGCTTTTATATTGTAATCCATTTTTATCCGGAAATATAGGCCGAGGGTCCTCCCCGTACTTTGCCCCAAGTTCCTGCCTCCAGAGTTCCAGAATTGCAGTTGTTTCTTTTTTCTGTAAGATTGTCCGCGGTTTCTTAGTTTTAAAAGTAATACGGTACTCGATACCTTTTTTTGTGACCTTCAGGTCACTCCATTTCAAAATAAGGATTTCTTTCGGCCGGTGATAACCATCGTACATCAGAGCGATCATGGCTCGGTCTTTGGCGCTCATAGGGGTATTGAGAACAGTATCCCATTCCTCAAGGGACAAGATTTCTTTTACATTTCTCTCAGCTGAACCAGCCTTCACATCGTCCAGCTGCCGAGAGAGATCTGGTATTTGATGATGCCATTGATCGATATATTTAGCGATACCTTTTAGGATCGTAATCTTCGTCTGCCGGCTGTTTTGTGTACAAGATTCAGTTATATCTTCTACGACCTGATAAAGATCTCCGCCGTGGCATGTATCCAGCGCTGCACCGTTCTCATGAAGGATTTGACATATTGCTACAGCATTATATGCCTGTTTTTTCTGTGTAGCATGGGAAGTGTTCTTAGTTGATTTCCGACGTCCGATCCACCTTGCAATAATCTCCTTTTCATAAGCTGAGATTTCATCGGCATCCAGCTTCTCACCCAGGTATTGATCGAAAGTCACCTTTTTTGACAC